GAATGAAAATGCTAAGACGCGAAAAAAGCGCGAAGAGTTATCAATTTCCGCTACAAAGAGCATCAAGAAAGAAGAGGTGGAAATTGTGGTCCAGTTCAATTGATGACTTTTGGTTTTATTTATGAAAGTAAATATTGGTTTTGTTTATAAAAACAAAAACAATCAGAAAAATACAATATAAAGACAATATTATATTGTATAACATAATGGATGCGTCATTGAATATCGTTGACCTGATAGAGAACAATCCAATAACCAAGTTATCAAGCTCATACAATGGTAAATTATTGACAAAAATTAAAGAGGGGTTCACAAATTTCGAACAACAATTATTTGTTTCGAGCTTTTATTGTTATTTGAACTGTGATCAAAAGAATGATTTTGTAATTGATCTGGATAATGTGTGGAAATGGTTAGAATTTAGTCAAAAATCGAGGGGGAAGGAATTGTTGGAAAAGAATTACGAGATTGACAAGGATTATAAAGTATTGCTTGCTTTTGAAAGCAAGCAAACGCCTGGGACCAGAGGTGGTCACAATATTAAAAAATATATGTTGAATATAAAAACATTCAAATCTCTTTGTTTGAAGGCAGGAACGAAAAAGGCAGATGAAATCCATGAATATTATTTGAAAATGGAGGAAATCATTCATCAAGTGGTTCAAGAAGAAAGCAATGAGCTCAAGTTACAATTAGACCAAGCTAAACAACAGATTGAAACAAACCTGACAAAAAACGAAAAAGAGAAACAAAAACTTGTGGAAGAGACGCTCATATTACAATTCCCCGTGAATACCCAATGTATTTATTACGGTCACATTGATAACCGGTCTCTTGGACAAGCACCGCGAGTACACAATGAACAGCTAATTAAATTTGGGCAGAGCAATAATTTGGCAGAGAGGATGGCGGTCCACAAGAAAACATTTACCAATTTTCGATTAGTTGCCGCGTTCAAGGTGAAGAACAAGATTGAAATTGAGAATTGTATCAAGAGACATCCGGTGCTACAAAAGAGAATTCGCTCTCTCATGGTAAACGATATCAACCATCGCGAGCTTTTGGCGCTCGACAGTAACGAGTTTACTATTGACAGGATAGACGAACATATCAAGGAAATAATCAAGGAAAACGAATACAATATCGAAAATTACAAGTTGCTACTAGACAAGAACTTTAAATTGGAAGATGAAATCCGGCGCTTGGAAAACGATGCGAAAGAGAAGGATACTCTCCTGGAAAAGGCAAACAAGGATTTATCCGTGTATAAAGGTGATATTTGCGGTGATGTCAAAAACAAAATCGCATCAAATTATGCAATTTGTAAATATGGATATTTTCTGTATGCGTTTGAATGCCAACCAATGCGGTTCAAATGCTCGATTGTTCGGCAAAAGGATTATGATATGCTGATAAATAATCTAACCAATTTGGACCCAACGGGTTCAATGAAACATACGGTGAAAGTAACTTATCCAATGACAGAAAAGATTATGGTATTCTTGTTGAAACAATCGCTGACCGGCATAGGTAACACTACTTATGAGGGTTCGATTGCAGACATCAAGAAAATACTGGATATTGCATGTGAATTTGAGAATTTACTTGTAGAAAAGGGATCATCATTGGATGAGCTAATGACGATATTACAAAATGCGCCTGCTGCTACTGTGACTCTGGTTATAGACTCAGAGACTCCGGTAGTAAGAAAGGCCAAGCGGTCTATTGACCAAATCAATATGGATACAGGTGAGGTGATTGCTACATATGAAAGCATTGAAGCGGCTGGTCGTGCAACAGGATTAACTACAGGAACAGCTATTGGAATTGCTCTACGAGAGAAACGTCAATGTAAAGGGTTTTTGTGGCGATATTCGGGCGTTTCAAAAGAAGACCAGTATTCAGACCAACCGGTTATAAAAATTAATTGTAAAACGGGTGCTCATTCGCAATTCAAAACAATTGCGGATGCTGCGAGAGATTGTGGTGTATCTGCCCCCGCACTACGACAGCGTATTTTGACAAATGTTCACATAAACGAACATCATTGGGTATTTGACAAAAATTCAACGCATTATAACTAGATATTAAAAAAATTTAGTTATAAGAATGTCGGGGCAGCTTGCGTGTCTTGGAATAATTAAGGAGAACGCGTAAAAGTATAAGAATTAACGTATAAAGCCTTATAAATGTTAGCGTTCTCTCATCCAGAAAGCATACCTGTTTATCTAAAGGATAAGATTGATAAACAAAAGATTGTAGATGATAAAAGTAAATGTAATATTACTATTGATTGCACACTAAGATGGGCCGAGACAAATCCACAAATGATACAGTCAATACTCAATTCATATATATCAACGCAAAAAACTGTATTTGTATTTCTTATTGGCGATATAGACACTACATTTGATGTTCCTCCAAATGTTCGTTTGTATAGAACATCATTATATAAATCAAAACAGGTTCAGAATGAATTTGTATTACCATATGTGTGGGAAGGGGCTACTCATGCCTTTTCCCCTCTTGAAAAAACATCAAAACCTATTGTTGGATTTTGTGGTCTTGATTCGTTTTATAGGAAAAAAACGTTATCTCTGCTTAGCCAAAATGAGAATGTTCAAACAAATTTTATATTGAGAAATCAGTTCATGTGTGGAGTAACACACGATGAATTTTTTGCTGTTAGAAATAATGAAACCAACCAAATGGAAACTGTTCAGGCATTTTATGATAATATAAAACAATCTCATTTTACAATTTGTAACCGTGGTGTGGGAAATTTTACTATTCGTTTTTATCAAGTGTTATCATCTGGTAGGATCCCTATCCTAATCAACACTGATTTGGTTTTGCCATTTAGCGATGAAATAGATTGGAATGAAATTATAGTAATCGCAAATAGCGAAGAAGAGCTAATACAACGACTAATTGATTATTGGGAACAAAAAGATATTGTTAGTATGCAAAAAAAATGTAGAGAAATATATGAAACATATTTCAATGGAACATCTTTTTTTGATAAGATATTAAATATTGATTGAAAAGCGATAAAATAAAAAATTTATTTTTTTGTAAAAGTATATAGAAATATTTTGCTCATTTAATAAATGGGCAATTCTCAATCATCAATTACAAATAAAATTAATTTCGAGGACATTCAGTATATTTTGAATAGAGGGGAAAGTGAGTATATTTTGATCAATACTCTAAATGAAACTGAACAAAGTTGTCTAATACCCAAAACGGTTTCCGCTGCAAATGAAACCGAACTATTGAATAAGTTACTAAAAAATGGTAATAAAGACACTAAGGTCGTTGTATATGGGCGAAATTGTAATGATAATAAATTATATACAAAATATAATCAATTAATAACGCTTGGGTTTTACAACGTATATGTTTACACGGGTGGTCTATTTGAATGGTTAATGCTTCAAGATATATACGGAGCAAATGAATTTCCAACCACGAAAAAGGAACTGGACATTATTAAATATAAACCAACTAAGGTTCTGAATATACACTTGTTGAAGTATTAGTTCCTTGGTGTGTAAAGTCGTTTTCTATTTGTTTTTGTTCGTTTTGTATTTCGTCGTTTTCTATTTGTGTAACGACGTCTCTTAGTTCGTTTTTTAATCGTTTTTGTCCCACGTGCTGTATTTACAACATCATCTATGGATTCGTATAGACGCATAGCTTCACCTTCATCAATTCCTATATCAGCCATATGGCGAATGAATTCAATTTGTCTATTAGCATACAATTCTTCAATTTGTTCGAGTGTTATTGGTTTTTGTTTCTCTTTTGCCAATTTTTTCATTGCCTCTATAAATGTACCTTTGTCACGAATAGTTAAATTTCTAAGTTCCGTTGCTGATATATCACCGGGCGGCCTAGATACCCCTTGTGGCGGCATCCATGTTGCATCATCAGGTAAATAATCCTTCAACCAATTGAATTTTGTCACTTCATCGCTTCCTAAATATATTCGTACATTTTTCTGTTTTATTGGGTCAAATCTACTCAACATGTAATTTACAAGTTTTGTTACAGATGAGCTTGTATTGCCTGGTATGTCGTCATCCATACACAACACATCAACGTAAAGGCCTTTAATTTTGTTTATGTCAAGTTGTGTTTCGCTTTCTATTTCACTCTTTATTTTATCTAATAATCCATTGTATAAAATCATCCGCTTTTCCTCACATTCCAACGGGTTCTTTTTGTCTCCAGTTGTGCTGCTCAAAATAATGGTGATTTTTGGAATATTATTGCTTATTGCGTCAATTATCATTTGTTTGATTAGTTTCTTGTGACCGGGAGTAGGTGGGTTCATCCGTCCAATTGTAAAAATAACATCTTCATGTGATAATTCCATTATAATATGAAGTCAAAAAAATAAAATTTAAATCAAACAATTTAGAGAGAATTCAAACACTTTATTATGGATTTTATCAACCAGGATACAACACATGACGTATATTGCTTAAATTTTAACAATGACGAGAGAAGAAGGGCAATGACTAAAGTATTTGATAAATTTGGTAGTAGCCTCAATATAACATGGGGGATGGGGGTGAAACTAAACGACAAACGTATTTCAACAACCATAACAGATCAAAACAAAAAACGAGTATGGTCAACGTGCTATGGACATTTAGACATGATACACAAATTTGTAAACAACTCAGCGAAAGAATATGCTATATTTTGTGAAGACGATATTTTAATTCGCAATGATTTCGTTAAACAAATGAACAATCTTATTGAGATATGTACCAAATCGAACATTGATGTATTATTACTTGGATATTTATGTGAGAACAAAATTGACCAATACAGTAATTTTCCCGAAAAATCTGTTATAAAACCGGTTGGTTTCCCATTCAAAATATTAGAGTACACCGTAGACAATACAGTTTGGGGGGCACAGATGTATGTATTATCAAAAAAACATGCACATGTATTGTTGGAAAAATATTATACAGATTATGCTGAGCGAACATTATACAATCCTGGTATGGTCCCATTCAGTTCGGATTGGACAATCACAAAGGATGGACGCCGGGCCTTGGTATATCCGCCTATGGCAATAGAGAGTAATGATTCATATTACGATGATTGTGGACAGTTGCGCAGTCACAAGGCTTGTTTCAATTTTTGCTATTCCAAAGAATTATTTGATTAGATCACTTTACCCTTCGGGAGGGGGTAACCCCCCAAAGTGGGACAAAATAAAAATGAAATCAAAATGGGACTTAAACAGATAACTACAATTATAAAACAATGGATTTGAAACAACGCAAGCTAAACAAGGCCGAATGGGAGTCTATTGAGGTTCCTGTGTCCCAGCAAGAGATCGACGTGCTGAAACTTATTATTGAAGGATACAACAACGTAAATGTAAAATATAACAATAACAATTCTATCTTTACGTATTTAAAAATAGAATACACACCAAAGATGGAGGATTATGTGTACACAAAATATTTCAGTGACCAAGTGAAGACAATCGAGCAAGTTGTCAAGTCATTATATAAGGATTATAAGCAAATTCAAATTGACAGTAATATCCAACTCAAAAGTGCAGACAAAATTCGTTTGGATCGTAACGACGACGTGGCCCTGAAGAAACAAGATATATATGAAAATGTTTTGTTACAACACGCAGATAAAATGGTTCATTATAAAAAGAACAATGATGATAAGTCGTTTACGTTCCACTATTTCACGTTGTATAAATTGCGACGAAATTCCGTAAAGGGTCTCAATCGTCATGTTACCGGACTTATTGATGGATTGCTTGAGAAATTCAGTGATTGTGTAGACATGGCAGTTGTTGTAGAGAATGGGGTTGAATTTATTGAGAAGAACAGCAGTTTGTTGAAGTATTCGGATATGGTTTTATATGAACACCAAAAAGAGATTTTTGCGGCATGTAAGAATAGAAATCCCAAGTTGATATTGTATATGGCACCGACAGGAACCGGTAAAACATTGACCCCAATTGGACTATCAGAGAAACACAGAATTATATTTGTGTGTGCTGCGCGACATGTTGGGATTGCGTTGGCTCGCGCAGCAATTTCAGTAAATAAGAAGGTAGCATTTGCGTTTGGTTGCGCAAGTGCGACTGATATTCGTCTCCATTTCTCCGCCGCAAAGGAATTCACTAAACACAGGAAATCTGGTGGAATTGGTAAGGTAGACAATAGCATCGGCGATGATGTTGAGATTATGATATGTGACATCAAGTCGTATTTGCCTGCAATGTATTATATGAAGTCATTCAACAGTGATGAACAGTTAATTGTGTACTGGGATGAACCGACTATTACTATGGACTACAAAGAACACGAGTTCCATGAAATTATCAAGAAGAATTGGAGCGAGAATTTAATCCCCAATATGGTTTTGTCGTCGGCTACACTACCCAAATACAACGAGCTTGACCAAACGATACCTGATTTCAAGGATAAGTTTCGGGGAGCAGAAGTGTACAATATCGTGAGTCATGATTGTAAAAAGTCAATTCCAATTGTTAACAAGAGTGGTTATGTTGTGTTGCCGCATTATTTAAGCAATAATTATGAAGAAACTCATAAGATTGCGACACACTGTGAGAATTACCTGACATTGTTGAGATATTTTGATTTGAATGAGGTTGTAAAATTTATTGCTCATGTCAAACCGCTTGTAAGCAGTAAAATGGCTTTTGAGCGTCATTTCGAGACATTAGATGATATCAATATGAAAAACATAAAGGTTTATTATATCAAGCTGCTAAAAAGCTTGCAGGGGGTGGATTGGAGAACGATATATGATACATTCATGAAATCTCGCACTCCGGTCATTTTGGCAAACAATGCGATTGATACAAAGGGTAACAAGGCAACTGTTGCGCCGATGGAAGGAACCGCTGGAGTATATGTAACGACCAAAGACGCACACACATTGACTGATGGGCCGACAATTTTCATTACGGATGAAATTGAAAAGATTGCTAAATTTTGTATTCAACAAGCAAATATCCCGTCGATTGTTATGGATGACTTGATGAAGAAGATTGAATACAATAACGCACTCAATGAGAAACTGAACGGGTTAGATAACGAGTTGGAATATATCAAGGAACAGGCGGAAAAAACAATGAAGAATAGCGTATCAGCTGTAAACTCTGGAGTGAAGGTTCAAGGACGTAGCAAGTCGACAAAGGATTTTAAAAAGATAAATAGGGAAACTGATGAGAATTCTGGAGCAAGCAAGGGTGAGATTTCAAAAATTACGAATGAAATGAATTCCATCCGAACAATGATCAAACAGGCCACATTAAATGATACCTTTGTTCCTAATAAACATCATCATATTGAGAAGTGGGCGCAGGGTTTTGATACGTCAAATGCGTTCACAAGCAATATCAGTGACGAGATTGTGAATGAAATTATGTTGCTCAATGGAATTGAGGATTCGTGGAAAGTCTTGCTTATGATGGGAATTGGAGTTTTCATTAACCATGACAATATCAAGTATACCGAAATCATGAAACAGATGGCAGATGAACAAAAGCTCTATATGATTATTGCGTCAAGTGATTATATTTATGGGACTAATTATCAGTTTTGTCATGGATATTTGAGTAAGGACCTCAATTTGACGCAGGAAAAATTGATACAGGCGATGGGGCGTGTTGGACGAAATAATATTCAACAGTCCTATACACTGAGATTTCGCGATGATCAGCAAATTTTAAAGTTGTTTACAGCGGATACGGAAAAACCCGAGATCATTAATATGAACAGACTGTTTTCATCCACCTTTTAAAAATACACTTTTCACGGGGGTTCCCAAGGGACCCCGTAAGCCCCCTCCCGAAGGGATGTTTGGTTCAACCTCTCTCTTTTAAAAATCCACTTTTCACGGGGGTAAACCCCCGTAAGCCCCCTCCCGAAGGGATGTTTGGTTCAACCTCTCTCTTTTAAAAAAGAGAACAAAAAGGGGGTTTACGGGGGCTTTGCCCCCGTGTGGATCAAAATGGGTCCCTTCGGGAGGGGGCTTTGCCCCCGTGGCGAGCAAAAAAGTATAAGAGGGGGGCTTACGGGGGCAAAGCCCCCGTGGTGGATTTCCAAAGGTTGAGTGGAGCAAAAGGGGGATTTACGGGGGCTTTGCCCCCGTGTGGAGCCAAACAAGAGAAAACGACGTGGGGATAAAAACACAAAAATACTATAAATTTTATTTGTTTTTTTTATTACCTATCAATTGGATTAATGATGTAAGACCTTCATCGAACTCTGTTTTGATAACCCAACCCAGCCTTTTCACCTTGTCATTGCTGATATAGTATCTCTTGTCATTGAAGGGTCTGTCTTCAATATAAGTAATCCAATCATCATAATTGGTCGTATTATGTAATTTTTGTATCAAAGTCTTTGCGATTTCAATGACTGTATATTCATCGTGTTCATCACTCCCAATATTATAAATTTCACCAAGCTGCCCTTTTTCTAAAATAAGGTTCAGAGCACTACATACATCGTCGACATGTAAAAATGCCCTAACATTTGACCCGTCACCCTGAATTGTAACTGGTTTATTGCCAAATAACAAATCTATGAAGAGGGGAATTAATTTCTCAGGATATTGATTGGGGCCATATACGTTGTTTCCTCTTGTTATTATAATAGGCATTTTGAAGGAATGATAATAAGATTTTGCAATCAATTCGGCAGCTGCCTTGGACGCAGCATACGGATTTGTTGGACACAATGTAGATTCCTCGATTTTCTTCGACTCGTTTTCATCCAACATCGATTCGCCATATACCTCATCTGTTGATATGTGTATAAATCGCTCAATTTTGCCATACCGTCTTGCGCATTCAAGTAATGTGTGGGTTCCAACTACATTATCCGTTGTGTATTGAAGTGAATCCTCGAATGAATTTTGAACATGTGATTGGGCTGCAAAATGAACAACAACATCTATTTTGTACCACCGTAATACATGTAAAACCAAATCAAATGAACAGATATTTCCCTTGATTAAGGTATATCGCGGCGAATTGCGCACATGCTCAGCTACGTTTAACTCGTTCGCACAATAATACATCGCATCAATGTTGAATATATTGTAGTCACCTGTATCGAATATTGTGTTAATAAAATTTGATCCAATAAAACCGCAACCACCAGTAATAAGTATGTTTTTCATTTAATCAATAATAATATTTATATATTTTTCATTAAACCAATTGATTTTCTGACATCTTCACTAAAACATCTCGAACCGCATCTTTAATATGTTTGACTGAATTGTTCGTATACAATTCAAGTAACTGAGTGTCTAGGCAATTATTAGAGCGCTTTGATGCCAAAATTGTGTTTTGTTCTTCAATTGTAAAATTAGACCATGTAAATTGGGGATCTACAATCTCCTTATACATTTCTAAAATTTCATTGTGACTGATGACGCCGGGGTTAGTCAAATTCAGGGTTCCAGTTTTATTTTGTAGTGCTATATCCAACATGATAGGCAATAGGTCATTCAAAACAGTCATTGAGTTGGGGATCGAGCACACCCGTTCATATTTGGTTATTTTGGTAATAAAATTGCGTTCATTTAATTCATCAGTAATTGGCATTCGAATGCGAACATTCAATGTAGTTGTATTGTTCAAATTGTGCATCAATCGGTCTGTGAACCCTTTGACAATTGAGTAGGAAGAACCAAAAAAGTTGGGCTTATCATCCTCTTTGAACCCAGTCGTTTCGTCGCCGAATAAATGTTCTTCGTCATAATCAAAAACACAACCAGTTCCTAAATATGTAAAATGGATGCCGCGTTGTTTACAAATATCCGCCAACAAGAGAGGAGCAAACAGATTATCCCTGACATTCTCAACCAATTTGCCAGGCTTTTCTAAATAGTCAATTGTTCCTATTTTTGTTCCTTCGTATGTTCCATGGGTCCTGCCGATAAAACTCATTACATGTGTGATGCCAGCGTGGGAGTTGATTTCCTCATTTATACCAGAAATATCATCTGCTCGGCTAGTTGCTTTATGTACATCTATGCCACGATCCAACAGTAGTCGGAGTACTTTACCGCCGATCCAGCCATTTGCGCCAAAAACTAAAATCCTGGGTGTCATATGTAATATAATTAGTATTAATCTAGCTTTTAAGCGATTATCTATTACATTGTATACCTGCGCTCCTTCTTAGGAATTGTGAGTGCTTCCATATTATCTTCACATTCCTCAATTGAATATAATGGGGGTAATGGTCGAGGAATTTGTGCGTAGGAACATGTGCCCACAAATGATTTTATTTCATACACCATATTGATACCGAGATAATAGTCCAAAAACTTGTACAAAAACTGAAACATCACCCTATATATTGACTAACATATATATTTAATATCTTGAACAACACCTTGTATAGAGCAATTTCCGTTAAAAAGTCACATATTGTGTTCCTCCAAGGGTGTCGGTAGTAACGACACCCTTTTCTGTATTATAAAAATCAATCAAGAAATCAACTTAATGTTATAGTATAGTCTCACCTTCATATTTTGCTTTAATTTTATCATTTAATATAATCAATTGTTCATCCAAATCATACTCTTCTGGTAATACCATTTTGAGATTTAATCGTTTGTCATTCACTCTTTTTTCATAAACCAAGTGTGGTTTTTCTCTAAAAACAATTAAAGATACATATGTTGGAAGTTTTGGTTCTTCTTTTACAGGATATATATCATTCTCCAAATCATCTATAATCATATTTGCTTGAGCAAGCTTTTCTACAATTGTTACCTTATTAGACTTTGTTGTTATCCACGGCTTATCTAATTTTGGATGTTTTTCTACTTTGAAAAACTCTCTTTCTCTTGTTTGACCCTTGTCTAACCATTCATGATAGTAAACTACATACTTTCTCAACATATCTTGACTTATTCCTTCTGGTAATGGTCTCGCACTTGATTTTCTTTCTCTCTTTGTTCCTGTTTTAATACCTTTTGAGTTTTGTTCTTGTTCTTTTCTCGTAGCAATTCTTAAATTTTCTAACGTATTGTTCAAAGGGTTTTGGTCTATGTGGTCAACGCTAATATTTTTAGTTCCTTTTCCATTCCCATAACAACCAGTGATTACCTGGTGGATATATAAATCATTACTGCCCATAATATATCCATTATGTAATTTGAACCATGTTATTTTTTTGTCATTGTTATCATTTTGTTCAAATTCTAAGATTTTTTGATAACTACTAGGACAAAGCTTACAAATTGTTTCCTTTTCACAATACATTAATAAATATTCCTTTTCATTTTCTTTAATTTTCCATATAGGATTTTTCATTATATTTGCGTCTTGACCCATTGTTACACTGTGTCCGCGTATATATTCAATTACATCGTATTTGTCAACAATATTTTTGTGGTATGAATGATAAACACTTACATTACTTCTTCGTAAATCAAAATTATTTTTATTTTTAAATTCGTAATACACACCGTCACGATTATACCCAAATATAAAATCTAAATAATTAAACCTTTTATAATTATAACAATATGAAGGATAAATATCATTTTCATTTATATAAACAAATTTTTTATTAAAGTTTATAATTCTATCCTTATCATTTAAATCAAGTATATATCGTTTGTTATTATACTCAATAACACCACACATTAAATTTTCATCTGTAGAGTAAAGAGGTTTCATATTTGAAAAATTATCATTTACATCACATGATATTGTTGTTTCAATTTTATTATTGTAACCAACTGGAAAAATATTGTTATAATCAGCCATATTATATTTAATATAATATAGTTCTATTTAAGTAGTTTATTTGACAAATAATATATAAGTAAATTTGAAAAGACCACCCAAACCGCTCAATTTGAGTACGCCAGGCCTCCCATTCCACTCATAATTCTCAGCACGTTGTAATTGGTAGCGTAGACACGAACTTTCGCGGTCTTGGTTCCCTCAACCGTAGCATTTGAGAGCACAAGTTGGAGCGTCGCGTTATCAATTCTGGAGAAGTTGCACGTTCCCGAAGGCTGATGCTCTTCCGGCCTCAACGCAAAGCTATACACGTTGATACCCTCGTCCGGGTTGCGCGTGTGGGCCTGGTAAGGCTGGACCCACGAGAAGTAGGATCCTTCGCGCTCCGAGAAGCGGTCCTGGCCGTTGAGCTGGAGCTTCGCGGTGACGACGGGGTTCTGTCCCCAGCAGTGCATGTCGAGGGAGGTCTCGGAGAGAACGAACGTTCCGGCATCGGAGACGCCAGAGTTGGTGAGGTGGTCATTGGCATCCTGGAGAAGAGGAGCAATGTCCGCAGCAGTAACACCGGTGGGAAGGGGAACCTTAACGCCGCCGAGGTTAACCTCATTGTAAGGGTTGGAAGGTCCGTGCCAGTATCCAGTGAAACCCGGGAACTCAATAGAAGGCTGGTAATCGAGGGCACCGGCATCCGTGAAGAGGCCGTTGGCATCAATGTAAGCACGGCTGTCCGCCGCAACTCCGGCAGGGCCGCCGAACGCGTGGATGGCGTTCGGGAGAGCGTCAATCGCATCAGTGTAGTTGAAGGGCTGAGCTCCAAGAACCTTGAAGAGAAGAGAGTCGCACGTGAGGGACGAGCAATAATCGACGTTCTGATCGGGCTGAACAACCCAAACAAGCTCCTTGACGGGGTGGTTGAAGTTGAGCTTGATCTTGTTGGAGGAGGAACCGACGGACTCGTCACCAGTGAACTGGAGCTGGGTGATGAGGTACTCGTGGGGGTTCTGGGCCATGCGGCGACGCTCATCCGTGTCTAAAAAGACATAGTCGACGTAGAGGGAGGCGGCAACAAGGGACTGATTGTAGGCAATCGTGGCCGGGACGGGCTTTCCAATCGAATATTGGCCGGAAGCACCCGCATAAGGGTTCTCATTGCAGTTGAGTGTGGTGACGGCCCAGAGGCACTCATCAATCGGGCGGATATCAAGGTTGATCTTGACCTCGTGGTACTGGAGCGCAATCAGGGGAAGGGCAAGTCCGGGGTTGGTGCAGAACCAGAACTGGAGGGGAACATAGAGCGTCGTCTCCGGGAGAGCGTTGCGGGGAGCGCAAACCTGGCGGGGGGCCAGGGAGTCGCAAGGTCCATCGACCTCAGAGAAGGACGGATCCGTGATGAATGTGAGCTGCGTGGTGTTTCCAATCATCTTGAAGTATCCGCGCTGTTGCTCGCTGGTCATCGTGAGCTGGTTCCAGATGTGCATCCAGTCACCATACTGGCGATCGATGCGCTGGCCTCCAATCTCAACCTCAACCTGGGCAACGAGCTGCTCTCCGGGGAAATCCA